TAATACATAGATTTGAGTTTGTTAGCTCCTGTCCAATGTACGCTATTAACATACTCCAGATACTCATCATGTACCTCCTGTGGTGCTGTAGCTGGTGGTGGCTCAAAGAAAAGGTTTACTGACTGTGCTTGGCAGACGTACTTCTGTCTTTGGTAGGCGTGTTCGATAACCCAAATCTGGTTAAGTTCAGGCGCTGTCTTGAAAACTTCTTTCTCTTCTTCCGATAGTTCCGATAGGTCTTTAACAGAGCCTTCAGCAGCAGCAATATCTTTCCACGTTTTTTCGGTGTTGGTACCTTTCTCTTCAAGTAGTTGCTCCAAGTATTTGTTCTTGACTTTGTATGATCCTGTTAGAGTCTTGTGCGTAAATACGTTAGCCCTTGTAGGCTCAATACTAGGACTTGTTCCACCGCATATAATACTACTACTAGCATTAGGGGCAATAGCAAGCAGATGGGAATTGCGACGGCCACTACCAGCCATGTCAGGAGCCTCCCCACGGTCTCTAGCCAGACTTCTGGAAGCCATCTCAGATCTTTCTTTGATTGTTTTAAACGCTCTATTGTTGAAGCTGGAGGCGTACATTCCTTCAAAAGGGATTCCATTACGTTGAAGGTAACTATGAAAACCCATCGCTCCAAGACCGACCGCACGTTCTCTATATGCACTATAAGCGGCTTTTGCAAAGCCTGTTTTATCTTCTCTAACATAATCTTTAAACTCCTCTATACTATCTGCTGACACATTCATGCCTGTATCTATCATAGCATTGTCAATGAAGTGTTCAATGATGTTATCCAGCATGTTAATCATGTCAAAGATAAACAGTTCATCGTCCTTCCATTCATCAAAGTATTCTAGGTTAACACTAGACAAGCAGCACACTGCTGTACGATCCTCACTGGTTGGCAGTGTGATCTCAGAACATAAGTTACTCTGGCGTACCTCTAGTCCCATGTCTTTCTGTGGCTGCGGTAGAGCCTCGTTACAGCGATCTAGGTTAACAATGTAGGGTTCACCTGTCTCTGCTCTGGTGTGTACTAGCTGCCACCACAAGTCCCTAGCGGATACAGTCTTGACTGCCTGCTTAGACTTAGGATCTATTAACCTCCAGCTATCATCAGACATGACGGAGGCCAGGAACTCATCTGTGATTGTAATTCCGTTGTGAAGGTTAAGACACTTACGATTAAGATCGCCCCCAGTAGTCTTTCGCATAGCGATAAACTCTTCCACTTCTGGATGACTGATGTCCATATACGCTGCATAAGATCCTCTCCTTGTTACGCCTTGGTTAAAGGCAAGCATTTGACTGTCAACTACGTGCATGAAAGGTATGCTACCAGTAGACTGACTACCGTTAGCAGTTGAAACGCCATTACTTCTAACAGCACCCCAATATCCACCCAAGCCTCCACCTCCACTTGCCAACCATATGTTCTCATCGTAGTGATCAGAAAGACCACGCCTTGAATCAGGAACATAATTGAGAAAGCAGCTAATAGGTAAACCACGAGTGGTTCCCCCGTTACTAAGTATAGGAGTGCTAAAACCGAACCAGCCCTTGCTTGCGTAGTTATAAAGGCGCTGTGCAAGATTGTAGTCAGTATGTCCTTGATACGTTGCACCATAGACCGACGCTCTGGCAAATGCTTCTTGGGCATGTGTCTCATCTCCCCAGAAATATCTATCCTTCAGTGTCTCTAGTGAGAACACATTAAGGTTTTCTTCTCTGTCATAATCAATCTGGATACCTAAGTAATCCTGTACGCCTACCTTACTTGTCACTAGGGTGCTCCAACATGTAACTAATCAATCGTTCTTCGTACCACCTAGCTTTACGTAGGTCTTCAATAGGACTCTTCTTGTATCTAAAGCGCCACATGTACTTAAGGGCATTGCCACGTAGGTAGCCAATGTACTCATCGTGATTGAGCATACCTTTAATAGCATCAATACACTCTATGCTGCCAGTGTTGTAATGCTCTGGTCGGTGTACGTTGTCGTACTTGTAGTCTCCGTACACTGGGTGGTCGTTAGGCTCGTTGTCATCATCATAGATATGATTCCATGTGTCAGCTACAGGGGTAGCAGTTTTTTTCCTAAGTGCATTCCACTCTGCTGGTGTTGCGTCATCAATACTCATCTTGTTCTACCTCTACTTCATCTTCATCTACTTCGGCTTCAAACACCTGTAGACGGTTAATAAATTTATCTTCAAACCTATCCAGCAGCTCTTCAGAACTAATGTCCAGGGCTTCCAGTAAGTCTTCAGCGTCATAGCGTTTAAGGATACGCTCTATTACTTCATCCATTGTTAGTGACATGATCTACATACTCATCAACTGTGTAAAACTCAAAACCTTCTTTGTGGCACCACTGTCCCATCGTAATCTTAGAACCTTTCCTGACCTTCTTGTTTGGATCTGACAGGACAAAAATTAACTTGATTGGTTTAATACTATCACGTATTGATGTGTACTTCTGGGTGTCTCCTGTCCTAAAGAAACCTTTAGTCTCAATGTAGTCACCCGTCTTCTTGTCCACAAAGTCTGGCTTGTATTTCCTGTGCATCACGTATGGTACATCATATGGCTCGTACAAGTAGCGTCTTTTAGGCGCTGACTGTGCAAAGCGTTTCTCTAAGCCTGACCTGTAGATGCTCTGCTTACGTGATCTCTTGGACTTTAGGCTCATTTACCACCTCCGTTAAGTATCGTGGCCCTGTAGAGTACAGGAATGTACGCAGGTTTGGATAACAAGCATGTTTGAAGTGACAGTAAGAGCAACCCATAGCCAGCTTCTTGTTACCGGACTTGCCGTCAGGCACTGTGTCATGGCACAAGGGTGGTGGTTCCTTCTGCTCTACCATATCCTTTACATGGATGATGCGATCCTCTATGTCCTTCTTTAGAACCTCATAGACAGGAGCCTGCTTGTCCTCTAGGTCATACTTCAGGTAAGTCAAGTGACCGTTAGCTTTATCCATAGCCAGCCAGCCTACCTGTGTCTCACCTTCAGACCTAGCGTATCCCTTGATCTGATCTATGTAGCCAAACGGATCATCAAAGGCAAGTGAAGCGTCCCTGAACTTCTTGAAGCCGTAGGTACTGGCAGACTTAACGTCAGTCACTATACCATCAATCTTGCAGTCCATGCTCCCTGAGATACCCTGTACAGTAGCCTGTGCCTGCTCATGTGTCACTGTGTGCCCTGCTAGACGTACAAACAGTAGCAGCATTTCCTCAATGAGATGACCGTACATGAACTTCACAAGTGTATGTGGCTGCATCTTCTCCTTCGGCCCTACATTATTGTAGTGATTCCACAGGAACCTATCAGTCTTGCCGATGTTAGACATACGCAGCTTACGTGCATCAAAGCTACCACGCCGGGTAAACTCCTTACGCATAAGATCCTTACATGCTTCACCGAAGTCATCAATGATCTGTTCAGCGTCTACTGAGCGATCAGGAGACTTGAACTTCACAAGATTGTATATGTCATCTATCAGGGTGTTAGTTGTTTTCATCAAAGTATCCATCTAGTATACGTTCAGCTACTGGTGCAGCAATTACAAACCACTCATTCTTATTGCCATGAGTTTTCCTTAGTAGCTCATGTATCTCACTCTCTGCTCTACGTCTGTCCTTAGTGTCATAAGACTTTATCAAGATGTAGTCCCTGTATGGGCTACCTGTCTGGAATTGCTTTAGCCTGTCTTCTGCGTCTATTGCCATGCCTATCTTAACCCAGCTAGGGTAGGCTGGACTGTACAGGATGTACACTTGACCTTCCTTTGCAGTCTTGTAGTTACTCAGTGACTCAAACGCTGCATCACCGAAGGACTTATAATATCCAGGTTTGTGTAAAGGATGTTTTTTAGAGATGCGTTTACCATTAACCCACATCCTTTTTTTCTCACTCTCTTTATTTTTTTTACTAAGACAGGTTTTACAAATATAGTAACTTTTTTTAACGAAACTTGTATTCCAGTTCTCTCCAAGCGTTAACTCTACTCCACAATCAATACAACTTTTAGTGGGTGTCTGCCCAACTACTTCCAACTTGATACTCTCCTGTGAGTTTACAGTTGAGTCCCAGTTCAGTTCCTGCTGCTTCCAAGCAGGAGACTGCAAGTCTTCCGTACTTGTCTGCGTGGTCTGATCTAACTTCCGCTTGTACTTCGTCATGGATGTTCCCCACAAAGTAATAGTCTAGTTTCCACATTGTAGCATACTCTTCCAGCAAACACATTGCTTTCTTCATTACAATTGCACCGGCACTTTGCAGTAAAGTATTGAGTGCAGAGTGTGCTGACCTAATATGTAACAGCCTGCCGTCTAAGCCTTCAATAGTTCCTTGCTCTGACTCTCTGACAATTCTGTCTTTAAGATCTGCATATGCTGTGAGATTAGACATAAATCGTTCTCTAAGTGTTTTACCAGCAGCTCTGCCTGCTGAAGCCACTGTTCCAAGTTTCTCATCTCCTGCCCCGTAGAGAAGTGCGTAGATGAAAGTCTTTGCCTGATCTCTTGATTCAAGTCCTGCAAGGTGCTGGTTAGCAGTGTGGATGTCTCCGTTAATGACTTCATTTGTGTACTCCTTATCGTCCATGTAGTGGGCCAACATGCGTAGCTCTAGGCCACTAGCGTCAAACCCTACAAGTTTATAGCCTTCTCTGGCAACCCAGCACTGTCGGCATTCCTTGCCATACGGTGAGTAGCTTGCCGGTACTTGGGCTAGGTTAGGTTTAGAGTGTGTCATACGACCAGTAACAGCGCCGTTAGTGTTAACGTAGCCATGCACTCTGTCTGTGTCTGGGTCAGCTTCATCTACCCATGACTGCACCTGTGCTACACGTTTCTGTAACATCAGGTACTCAGCGATCAACGCTGCCTGTGGTATGTCCTTGACAGTAGACAATACTGCTTCATCTACTATTGGCTGACCTGTAGGTGTTAGCTTGCAAGGCTTCCATCCAAAGTCCTTCAGGTACTCACCTATCTGCTGACGTGATCCAAG